CTTCTGGCTCTCGATGTAGCCCTTGACCGCGACGGTGTGATGATCCGACGCGCCGAGGTGAGGATAGAGCTCGTCGGACAATGCCCGGAGCTCGTCCTTCTTCTCGTCGGTCTGGGCGTTGAGCTCTTCGATCTCGCCCTGGGTCGCGGCCATCTTCGCGCGGATGTCGGCCTTCCGCTTCTGTTCGGCGGCGTCTTCCTTGCTGGGATCTGGCGGCCTGGGCGCGGCGGCGATCGCGGCCTTGCGGCGTTCGGTGTCGGCCTTGCGCTTGTCCTTCTGGGCCTGGGTCCGACCCTTCCTGGCCGGCGCTGGCGCGGCGGCTTCGACGGGAGGTTCGTCGGCTGGAGGATCCGGCTCGGGATCGACCGCTGGCGGATCCTGGGGATCGGTCGCGGCGTCGTCCGCCGGCGTCTCGGTCGTTGCTTCCTGGGTCTCCTCGAGGGCGTCCTCGAGGGCCTTGTCTTCGGGTGTGCTCATGGGTCGGGTCTCCTGGTTGAAAGGGTGAGCCGGCCATCACGGCCGGCCTCCGACACGGATCGGGGTGAACTAGAACTCAGTCGTCACGAGCCGCGCGGCCTTGATCTGTTTCCGCTCGGGGAAGGTCCGCGCCCAGTTGTTCACGCCGTCGGCGGCCTCCGCGTTCGTCGGGCCTCCGTCCGGGTTCGCAACGGATCCAGCGAGCCAACGATGGCCGACTGGGTGCATGGACCACTCGATCCTCGAGAAGAGCTCCTCGCCGCCGGCGCCGTTGCCCTGGCCCGGGAAGCGTTCGATCTCGGCCGGGACCTTCGGGTTGCCGACGCCCCAGCGTGAGGCCATCGGTCCGAAGATCCAGGTGTCGAAGACGCCCGCGGCGTTCGGCATGGTGTCATCGACAATAACGCGCCGACCGAGGAAGGTCGGAACGGCGGCCGCGTTCGTGTTGACCGCGTCCGGGATGAAGTCGATGAGGTTGTTCTTCTGGGCCTTCGAGTAGACGATCGAGTGCATGAAGACGGCGACGAAGTCGTCCTGGGAATCGCCGGCGGTCGTGATGGCGTCGATGAACGCCTCCGCGGAGAAGTCCGTGACGCCAGCCGTGAACGCGCCCGAGATGTCGACCGTGAGGTCGTCCTGGGCGGCGTTGTTGGTGATGCCGGCGCGCGGGTCGTCGTTCGGCGTGACCTGGGCGTTGTCGGCGAAGATGCCGGTCCAGGTTGCGACGAAGATCGCCTGGAGGCGTCTCCGCCAGTAGGCCGCGACGTTCGTCGCGATGGCGTTCGAGGGGTCGTCGCCGGCAAGGGCCGCCGCGAGGTCCATCGTCTGCCAGGACTGGTTCCTGGAGAGTCGCGTCGCGATCTCCTGGTTCGACTGGATCTTCGCGGGGGTCGCGATGATCGCCGGGTCGTCCGAGGCCACTCGATCCGCGAGGATGTTCGAGTCGTCGTCGTTGTCACGCCACGAGGGCGCGTTGAAAGTTGTCCCGCCGCCGGCCAGGAACCCGTCAAGGGCTGGGTCACGAACAACGACGCCGGAGTCGATCAAGGCGGTCTTCTGTTCTGTGAGGGTCCGAACGTAGGGGGCGAAGATCTCGGGGACGACTACGTCCGCGACTCTGACTTCGGTCATGAGGGTCTACTCCTTCAAGTTATGGATCCGGAGCCCTCACGGCGCGCGGCTGGTTGTCGGGTGCGAGTCTAACGTACTGGAGCGACCGCGCCCAGTCCTACGCCGGCGACCTTCATGAGGCGCTCGGCCTCGGCCTTGTCGGCGGTGTATTGCTTCGACTGGTTCGTCACGTTCCAGCCGGCCTTCGACCAGGGGTTCGCCCCGGTCAGATCTCCGGATCCTCCGGATCCGCTTCCCGCGTCCGCGCCAGCGCCGGCCGACTTCGGCCAGAACATCCGGAACTCGGGAACGCGCGCCAGGCTCGCGAAGTAATCCTCGGGGGCCTGGTTGGGCGTCACGCCCTTCCCGGCTTCGAGCTTCGTGACCACGTCGCCCGCCTGGGAGACCTCGAACTTGTTCTCGATGAGCTGGACAAGGTTCCCGACGCCGTCCGGCGTCGCGCCGGCCTTCGTCGCGGCCTGGGTGAGCGCGTTCGTTATTGTTGTAGATCGACTGGTTCCCAGGGCGTCGTCCCGCTCCTTCTCGAGGAGCTCGTTCTTCTCGGTGAGGCTGGCAAGGTTCCGCTCCAGATCGTGAAGACGCGCGGAGACGTCTCCGGTCTGGTCATCGCCGGCTCCCTTTCCGTTCGGCTTCGCCGTCGCGACGCCGGCCTTCTTGAGAGCTTCCTCGACCGTTGCCATGAGCTCGTCGCGCGTCACGCCCGCGCCGGTCTTCCGACTCACGTCGGCGGCCGCGTCGGCGTATCGTTTCTTGAGGGCTTCGGCGTAGTTGTCGAAGTCGACCTGGGTCTTCATGCCTCCGACCTGGAGGACGAACTTCCCGTCGACTTCCTTGTAGTGATCTCCGAATCCCTCGGGGATCTTCGCCTTGTCTTCAAGAATTGCTTCGAGTGTCATGTCATACCTCTCACGGGTGTCGCGCCGATCTTACTCCGGGAACTTGACATAAGCTACCCGCCGTCGGGCGCGGGGATCCCGAGCCGCTGGAACGCGCCCGGCTTCGTGTCGTAGAGATCGCGGAGCGTGAGCCGCGCCCCGGAGTTGTCGACGAAGCCCGAGACGTCGAACTCGCCGGCCCGGAAGAGGCGGGCGCGGGTCGGGCCGAGGACGTTGTTCTGGAAGGGGACGTCGGAGTTCCGGAGGAAGGTGTCGTAGTTCGTCGTCGCCGGGACCTTGCCGATGAGCTTCGCGACTTCGCGCCGCCTGGCTGGGCCGCGGAGGTTGCCGAGCCGGCCCTTGAAGTTCGCCGAGGCGGGCCGGTTCCCCAGGGGTCGGCCGTCGACGACGGGGACGCGGATCGACCGACAGTTCATGTGGATCGGCGGGATCGGGCCGTCGCCGGTCCGGAACTCGCGGCCGTCGAGCGACTGGCAGATCGGCGTCGTCCTGGAGTCCAGGGTCGCGACGTAGAGCTCGCGGGGGATGATCCTCCGGTTCCGCTTGTAGAGCGCCTGGCGGGTCGCGTTCGTGATCGCGCTCGTCGCGGTCTGCGCGAGGGTCTGGGCTCCGCGCCGGGTGATCTCGCGCGTCCCGTCGACGCCGCCGAGGGCTCGCGTCCCGAAGATCCGCCGGCCGATCTGGCTCGGCGTCTCGTCGAAGAGGAGGCCCTGGCGGATCTGGTCCATCATGCGCCGGCGGTCCCCGAGCTGGTAGGTCCCGAGCCAGTCGCGGAGGATCCGGTTCTGGAACGGGCGGGCGAAGACGATCCCGCGGATCTGGCGGGGCGTCGGAAGAGCGGGCTCCCAGATCGTCGGGAGCGAGTTCGAGAGGACGCCGGCGATGTAGGCCGTCTCGCCGAAGGCCAGGCCGACGAGTTCCTTCCGGACGAGCTCGTTGATCGTCGCCCAGGTCGGCTTCAAGATCGCCTGGATGAGGCGCTGGGTCGCGATGAGCCGGCGAGTCGTCGAGGGGCCGGGGTCGTTCGGGAGGCCGGCGATCCGGTCGAGGCGGATCTTGAGCCGGCGCGCGAGCTCGGGCTCCGACTTGTTGAGGAGGCGGACGATCCGATCCCGGAGGCCCTTCCCGAACTGGAGGAGCTGGACCTGGTGGGTGATGAGCTGGTCGCGGATGTCCTCGTTGACCGTGTGCGCCACGGGCTACTCCTCGTCGTCGTCGTTGCCGCCCTGGTCGCCGGGCTTGAACTGGTCGCCCGGAGGCTTGCCGGCGGCCGCGGCGATCGCGGCCTGGCGCTGGGCTTCCATCCTCGGATCGTCCAGGTCGCCCTCGAGGCCCAGGCCATCGCCGCCCGTGTCGAAGGCGTCCATGTCGGCCTCCTCGTCGATCTGTTTGAGCTCCTCCTCGAAGGTGAGCTCGGTGAAGTCCTTCTGGCGGAGGATGTTGTGGACCGACTTCCAGGAGAGCGGGACCTTCGACTTCTTCGCGGTCGCGTAGGCGATGAGATCCTTCGGGTCCTGGGTCTCGTCGATGAAGTCCAGGTTCGGTTCGACCTTGACCTCGTCGGGATCCGCTCCGACCCAGACCGCCGCCTGGCGGAGCGCCATCTCGAGCCCGGTCGCCGCCGTCATGGCGATCGTCTGGAGGGTCGCCGTCCTGGCCGCGACGCGGATCCGGAGGGTCTCGGCCGCCTCGGCTCCAGCGCCGGAGGAGAGGAGCTTGATCCCTTCCTCGCCGGCGCGCTGGTAGTCGTCGTTGAGGCTCGCCCGTTGTTCCTGGAGCGCCTTCGAGTCGGGTCCGATGAACTTCGCGTCGCCGTTCTCGCTGGGGATGTTGAGGTAGGCCCCGGAGCCGATGATCGGCTTCGAGTCGGCGCTGGGGTTGTCGTCGCCGCCCTGGTTGATGTCGTAGCCGGTGATGACGAGCGTGTCCTGGCCGGACATGAAGAGCGCGCTCCGATGATCGGCCTCGCCCCGGTAGATCGCGAGCGCCAGGTTCGCGAGGTTGATGAGCGGGACGTCCGCCGGCTGGGCGTCGAGGTCGGTCGTGTTGATGAAGACGAACGGGATCTGGTCGAGGGTCTTCCCGCGGATCTGGGGGATGACCTCGGTCTGGCGGTTCCCGTCGCGCTCGACGAACGTCGTGTAGACGTTGCCCTCCTGGCCCAGGCTCAAGGCCCGATAACGGGGGACGAGGTTCCAGGTGAAGACGTCGCCGGTGTCGCGCTCGAAGCGCGTCTCGTCGAGGACCGTCATGAGGAGCTGGCGGAGCGCGTCCGGCCTGGCGTCGTCCTGGATCTGTTTCGGGTCGTTCGTCTTCGTGAGGTCGTCCCAGTTGAGGATCTGGGGGGCCGGATAGGGGACGATGATCGGGAGGTCCCGGTTCGGATCCACGTCCAGGAGGAGGCCGAGCCGCCCGTAGAGGAGCTGGTTCATGTGGATCCCGCGGAGGAGATCGTTGAGGCTCTCGCCCTTCGCGGTCGAGATCTCCCTCATGTCCTCGAGGGCCTCGGGGAGCTCGATGTTCGCGGGCTCGCGGTCGAGGATCCCGGTGAGCGCGCGGACCGTCTCCTTGACCAGGTCGGGGAAGTAGGCCCGGATGATGTAGGCCGTGTAAAGCGCGAGACCTTCGCCGTCGAGCTTCGCCGGCGTCGCCGACAAGGCCCTCATCCCGGAGGTCGCCGGGAGGTAGATCGTCGTCTTCGACTTGATGTGGCGCTGGCCTTCGCTGGAGTCGAACATCGTGACCCAGTCGGGACGCCTGGCCGAGTAGTCCGGGTGAGGGTCCGAGATGCTCGAGCCGCCCTGGGCGGACTGGGGCGGGACGGTGATCCCTGGCTGGAAGGGGGCGGTCGACGCCGAGAGGATCTGGGCGGTTGTTTCGGTGTGGCTCATCATGCGGCTCCTGCTATGGATCCAGACCGAGGTCTGGCGGGAGCCCTCACGGCCCGATGGTACGCTCGCGAGAGCGCGTCGATCTGATCCTTGAAGGTTGAACCGGGGAAGGCGGCGGCCTCATCCAGGAACAAGCCGTTCCAAGCGCCGCGAACGAGGTAGACGTTCCCGGCTTCGACTTG